TGACGATGCACTCGTCGCAAATGTTGCGGGCGAGTTGGGCGCGTTCCCGGTGTTGCTTGACTGTTAGTTTTACCTCTTCTGGTGGCGGATAGAAGATCTCTGTTGGGTGTGTTTTGCAGTTGGCGTCTTTTTGCCACGACATATCTGTACTCATGGTTCCTCTCCTAACTAGAGTTGTTCTTCTTGTTTTACGATTTCTGGATTTCTGAGTTCGTATAGACCTTTTTTTATTTTGAAGAAGAGGTCTGGTCGATCTTTGATGAACTTGAGTGCTGTCGGGTATGACATGTCTCCTTGCTCGGCGACATCTTCAGCACTTACTTGCAACAGGTGGTTGTCTTTGCACCAAGATGTGAGTTCTTCGTATTTGTCTGATCGCTTCTTCTTGGGTTCATGGTCCGGTAGGGAGCCGACGAGCATTTCAATGACGTGATCTAAAACTCCGTAGGTTCTTAGTATTTTCCCTGAGTCTTCTGTTGGGTGGGTGTGTAGGACGAACTTGGCTCTAAGCACTTCTGCGTGTGTTGTCCTGTTTTCTGGGTCGCTGTGGAACTTTTCTTTATATTCGGCGTTTATTTCTGCGGGTGTCATGCTTTCCTAGTAGGTGTATTTTTCTGTTATTCGTGTGAATTTAAGTGATTGTAGACGGTGACTCTTGAAACTCCCAAGGCTTTAGCAGTTTTATTTACTGACTCTCTAATTTGAAAGAATCCTTTTTCGTCAAGTGATTTTATGATTCGTGCTACGTCTCTGTAGTCTTGTAATTGAATCGTGTTTGCTAATGCTTCAACGACGTTATTTAAAACGCTGTCAGCGATGTTGGTAAGATCTCCACACTGCATTGCAGATGAGACCGATGTGTGTGTGATTTCCTGCAACCGGTTGACGCGTTCGTCATCTAGCGGAGTCCTATCACGGAGATTCACGATAATCCGACTTCTTTAACAATTGACCATCCGCCGGGAGACCAAGTATCCCATGATTCTTTGCGTGTGGCAACGTGAATTTGTCCATCGGGGAATACTTCAACCAAGATTTGAAGTTCATCTGCTTCAACAACGGCAAGAAGATAAGAAGTCTTTCCTCTTTCATCTTGATCAAATATCTTGCTCATCTGTCTCCTCTTTCATGTATTGCTCGTACTGCCTAAGTGCTCCGTGGCTGATAATTGCGGCGGCTTCTGGTCTTGCTTTTTCAAGAACGAGTATCGTTGTTTTAAAGTCGTCGTACAGGTTTGCCGCGTGGGTTCGGAAAGTGTCGTATAAGTGATACCCAGCCATCGTCATCGCTGTCAACCTCATCAGGTTGTTGCTTGCAATTTCTACGGTTGATCGAATGCCTTCCGGCAGTTCTGCTGCTTGAGTTTTTAAGTCAATCGCTAGTTCCACCAAGAAAGTTGTGGCTTCCTCGGATAGTGGCTCAAAATCTTGTTGCTCTATGAAGTCAAACATGCGTTCCTTTCGTGTGATGAACAGAAAGTACAACTTGATTGTGGCTCTGTCAAGAATTTTTTTTTCGGGGTTGCAAAACCGGTAGCCGGAGAGTTATCTTTCCCTGTGTGTTAAGGCACGCAGTATTTAAAAACTATCTAGCTCGTGAAAGGAGCTAACAAAATGGAAATGACTGAATTTCAGAAGATGACAGCGACTGGCTCAGGTATCCGTCGAGGTCGCCCAGCGACGCTAACCTCAGATCAGAAGCGTCATCGGCAAGAAGTTGCAAAGATCAAGAATCGTCTTCGCAATGAGGCACGTCGTCGCGCTAATGCTGTGTTGGCGTCTCGTTACTCGGAAGAGTTTGAGCAACTCATGGAGTCAGAGTACAACGCTCTTTCAAGTGAGGGTCGTTACAGGATTCCTTCAGAGGGCGAATATCTTTCCCGTTCTCGGTCTGTGACCTCAGTTCAAAATCTGAATATCTGACTGAACAAAAAGTTCATGCAAGGAGCGCCCGTAAAAGGGCGCTTTTTGTGTTTTTGGTCAAAAATGTGTGTTGGGCGAGCACCGCTGATGGTGTACCATCGTCTGATGGATATGGATTTCTCTTTCGGGCGTTCCGAAACGCACATCGCAGGTGCCCGCCTGCTACGTGCGGACAGATCTCCATGTCCTGTATGCGGCGATCCCAACGGGGATTGTTCTGGTGAATCAGGTCCTCCGACAAAAATCTGGGGACTTGGTGATGTTCCATCAATGGAAGACGAACAAACCGTCTACGTTGAAAAAGACATCATTGAAGAACGCCAAATCAGTCCGTTTACTAAATCAAAAGTTTTAGTCGCTGCTGCTGGGAGCCAGATTCCTCTTAGTAAAGCACGCGAACTAGGGCTTCTCTAACAACCACTAACAACTATTCCGGCTCAGGGGAAAGAAAAATGACGTATATCACTGACGACCACGTAGCTAATTACGCTTCAAAACAGGCTCCATGGGGGTTTGGAGGCTTAGGAGAGATTGTTTATCTCCGCACATACAGTCGCCCGATAGAGGATTTGGGTCGGAACGAAATGTGGCCAGAAACCATTCAGCGTGTGATCAACGGCGCTGTAGAGATCGGTGTTCCGTACACTCAAGAAGAAGCAGAAACTCTGTTTGATCATATGTTCAATCTGCGTTGCTCTTTCTCTGGTCGAGCATTGTGGCAGTTAGGAACTCCTCTGGTGCAGAAGTTCAACGCTGCGTCGCTGAACAACTGTTACTTTGTCAATATTGAAAAAGTTGAGGACTTTGAGTTCCTCTTTGACCATCTCATGCTTGGTGGCGGTGTTGGCTTCTCCGTGGAGCGAGCCAAGATTCATGAACTTCCTAAGGTGAAGGCTGGGGTGTCAATCTCCCATGAGCGCACCAATGATGCGGACATCATTGTCCCTGACTCACGTCACGGCTGGTCACGCATGTTGCACAGCGTCCTGAAGTCATATTTCTACACCGGCAAGTCGTTCTCGTATTCCACGATGTTGATCCGCGAGTTCGGCGCACCGTTGAAGACGTTTGGTGGTACTGCGTCAGGTCCTGGTGCTCTCATTGATGGCATTGAGGATATCTGCAAGGTGATGGATGCTCGAGTTGGCAAGAAACTTCGTTCAATTGATGTTCTTGACATTTGCAACATTATTGGTCGGATTGTTGTTTCGGGTTCTTCTCGTCGTTCAGCGCAGATCGCTATCGGTGACCCTGATGACGTTCTGTTTTTGCGTGCCAAGAATTGGGCTACTGGGGCGATTCCTGCGTGGCGTGCAAACTCAAACAACTCAATCTATGCAGACTCATGGGATGAGATTATGCCTGAGGTGTGGAACGGGTATGACGGTTCGGGTGAGCCTTACGGTCTAGTTAACCGTGGTCTTGCACGCAAGTATGGTCGCCTCGGTGAGCGTCGTGCCGACAACACGATTGAGGGTTACAACCCTTGCGCCGAGATTGCGTTGGGTGACGGCGAGTCATGTAACTTGGCGACGATCTTCTTACCGAATGTTGATTCTGTTGTGCAGATGAAGGAGATCAGCCGTCTTCTTTACATGTGTCAGAAGCAGATCACGCGGATGGAGTATCCGTATGAGAAGACGAACAAGATTGTGAAGAAGAATGCTCGTCTTGGTCAGTCGGTCACCGGCATTTTGCAGGCGTCCGAGGATCAGTTGTCTTGGCTTGACCCGACATATGTTGCGTTGCGTGAGTTGGATGCAAAGTACTCAAAGGAGAATGGTTTCTCTGAGAGTGTGCGTCTGACCACGGTTCAGCCTTCTGGCACGTTAGCGTTGTTGCCTGGCAACACTCCTGGTGTGCATCCGGCGTATGCCCGCTATTACATTCGTCGTGTCCGTTTTGGTGCCGCTGATCCGCTGGTGGAGGCTTGTCGACGCCGCGGTTACGCAGTCAAGTGGGATGTCGGTATTGACGGTCAAGAGGATAGAACCCGTTATGTGGTTGAGTTCCCTGCCGAGTCACCTGAGAATGCTGTGTTGGCTGCTGACATGACTGCCGTGGAGCAGTTGGAGTGGGTGAAGAAGATGCAGACCGATTGGGCTGACAACGCTGTTTCGGTGACTGTGTACTACCGCAAGGAAGAACTTCCTGAAATCAAAGAGTGGCTTTCCGAGAACTACACGAACGGCGTGAAGTCGGTGTCGTTCCTGTTGCACAGTGACCACAACTTCCCTCTTGCTCCTTACGAGGAAATCTCAAAAGAGGAGTACGAGAAGATGTTGGCGAAGGTTGATTTCTCTCAGCCGTTGGTGCTTGATGCGTCTGGCACGGAGTTGGATCCGAACGAGTGCGCTACGGGTGCCTGCCCGATTCGATGACTTTTAGTGAGCTTTGATTTGGAAGTTCACTGCTAGGTGAGCGTTAGTGACGGTGATGGAGGAGTTGGCAAACTCTCCATCACCTGAACTACCTGTATGGTTGGTAACCCCACCAGCAACTTCTATGTCTGGTGTCTTTGGGTTGGTTGTCACGTTTTTATTTGAAACGGAACCTGAAATAGTGATACCAGGATCCGTTGAGCCACTGTTGAACTCTGCGATATCTACAGTTCCGGATCCTGTGTGACCGTGAGAGGAAATGTAGTCAACCGCCATGCCGAATGTCGTCGAGTCGTGGTCTATGTCAATGGCGCGATATGTGGTGGACTCGTAGGTGTCACGCCTTCTAACCAGGTCAGTCCCATTATCGTCAACTGTCACAGAAACACCTGTTGATGAGGGATTTACCGTGTGATGGTGGGTTGCTTGATCTGCTGAGATGGTGTGAGAGTGATCGTGGTTTGCAGTGTGCTCATGCGAGCTCTGAGAAGCCGAAAAATCGTCACCATGACCATGGTTAATTGAGTGTGTATGGGTGGGTAGGTTGGATTCAGCAATTGTTACTGTGTTTGACCCGCCCAAAGCTCCTAGCGTAGTTGTTGTTTGTCCTTCAAGTGTTCTGTCGGACATGTTGGGAAGATTCAGTGTGGTGCCTGACTTCCAAGAGGTTGGCACTACGTCCCACAGATCTGGGTAGGCGGTATCAGCATTCGTGTGTGAGGAGCCATTTAGTAACAGCCAGCCGGATGATGCCACTGAAGCGATTGTTGCAATAATTGTTCCTGCTGGGAAAATTTCGTTTTGACCGGACGTGATGTTCCCTGTGACGGTTAGGTCTCCATCAATTATTGTCTCTCGAAGGCTTGTTGAAACATCAAAAATTCTTATGTGAGTTCCGTCGTACGCTGTCCAGTCTGTGCCGTTGTATCGATATGTCGTATTGCTAACGGTGAACAGATCACCATTATTTGGATTTTGGGGGTACGACACAGCCATTACCCTATTTTAGTTCAGTGTCACTTACTTTATGCGCTACTCTTGAGGCATGGAAGTTAAAGATTTAGTTGTAGGTGAAATGCCTGCAGTTGAGGACAGTCCTTTTCCACACATCTCAGCAAACGGCTTATTTTCAGAATCCATCCTTGACGCCGTATTGGATTGCTTTCCTGCAAATTCAGACAAACATTGGCGTAGGTATAGCGAATCGCATGAGGCAGGCAAGATGGAGATGTCTGATCCGAACGGATGGCCAAGTCTTATAGCCGAGGTTCTTGAAGTGATGACCTCAGATGAAATGGCAACAATTGTTGGTGACAGTTTCGGTATCCCCGACTTAGTGGGTTCAACCTATGGTGGTGGACTGCATTGCTCTCCCCGAGGAGCGCGTCTCGCAATGCACACTGATTTCACTCATCATCCCGATAATGGGTTGTTTAGACGAATCAATATGCTTCTCTTTCTCAATAAGGGATGGGAAGAAAGTCATGGCGGAGGTTTGTACTTGGGTGATGACATGGAGGTCTTGGTTCCACCAGTTTTCAATCAACTCGGCTGTTTCGCTACGTCGGGCATTTCGTCACACGGTCATCCGGTGCCTTGGAACGCAGACTCTCCACGTCAAAGCCTTGCTGTGTATTTTTATTCACCGGAACCTCCTGCCGACTATCTTGGTCCGAACACAACTGTATGGAAGGGCGAGTAATGCATCCCGAAGCATGGTCATGGCTGTCAAAACAAGTTGACAAGGTGGGAAATGTATCTTCAATCATTGATATCGGCGGGCGCAACAACAACGGCACTCCACGCGATCTTTTTCCTAGGGTTGAGTACATGGCACTTGATTCCATGGAAGGTGACGATGTGGACATTGTTTGTGACGCTGCCGAGTGGATTCCTGGTCGGGAGTGGGACATGGCACTCTGTACAGAGATGTTTGAACATTTGCCGCCAGATAAATACAAACCAATTTTGTCAAACATCAATAATGCTTTGAAAGCGAACGGGGTATTGCTGTTTACTGCGGCTACTAATCCTCGGCGTCCTCACAGTGCATGGGGTGATCCAGATCCCGGACCTGAAGAGTTTTACGAAAACGTAGATGTTGAAAAGTTGAAATCAGATATGCGAGCATCGCGCTGGTTCATGGATGAGTTGGTTGTTGATCGACGTCATGGCGATGTTTATGTTCGTGCAATAAAACTGTCTTAATCTGTATAATGCGTCATCTTGTAGCAATCCCGAGCAGATCTCGAATCGCTGAACTCTTGACGATTGTAAAAGATTTGAGATCGTATGGGCATGGCGACATTGTGGTTCATGACAATGGATACCCGGTTGACGACTCTAAACAGTTATCTGGTCTGGTGGAAGTGATTGATGCCAGAGGATGGAAGTTCTACAAAATGTGGAACGATGCTTTAAAGATCGCCAAGGATAAACAATATGATGCAGTTGTTTTGCTGAATGACGACATTGAGTTGCACCCTGAGTCAATTGATGCGGCTTTAGACGTACTGGGTAATGACGAGTCTATTGGTGTGGTGGGTCTCAACTATCGACGTCGCCTTGAAGACGGTGTAGATAGGGGTGCTGGGTTTCGGCAGACGAAAGGTACCTACAAGGATGGAGGTATTTGGGGTTGCGCGTTCATTGTCCGAACGTCATGCATGGAGACAGTTCCGTACATTGATGAGCGATACAACTTGTGGTACGGCGATGACGAGTTATTCAAAAGCATGAACAAATTTGGCTACAAGACTGGGATTGCGCTTGGGGCTCCGGTATTGCACGAGGGTTCGGCAACTACAAATATGTTCCCCGAGCTGATTGCTTTGACTGACGAAGACCGAAAGTTGTTTGAATCTAAGCGTTTCTGACTACTGTCATGTCGTAGCCACGCTTGGTTATTGAGGGGACGTGGCGAGGGTAGTGCTGTCCAACAACATCTTTACGTACGTAGGTGTCAAAGCCTAGGAAGTCAACTACGTCACGATGAAAGCATGGGTCGTCTGTCAAGTTGATGTCTCCACGCCATTTGATGCGTTCAAACACTTGTTTTTCAAGAAGCAGGAAACCAGCGGTGTTCATGTGTGACTGAACTGGATACGGGTATGTGTCTACAACTGGACCGTTCAGGCAGTAGGTGGGCACTTCCCCTCCGACGATGGGGTGTTCCATTTCTAGAAGTCGAGGTAGGGTGTCGTCGGGTGGCATCATGTCTGCGTCAAGGAACAGGATGTGTGTTGCGTCTTTTTCAATGGCGTAATCATGGACGATGTTTCTGCCGGTTGTGATGTGCCGGATTCGGTTGGCTCCGGTTACTTCTGTCCGTTTGTCGTCAAGTGTGAACGTCCAGTGTTCTCCGCCTATCTCGTTGAGTCGTTCGGTGAGTGGGGAGAAGAACTCTATTCCGCGTGCATCAACTTCAATTGAAGCAAAGAACTGAAGTTGTTCTGGGCTGTTCGCGACGAGTTGCTCAGCATTTTTAAGCCATGATGACCATGTTGGCTCTTTACTCATCGCAAACGTTGTTAGCGTTGTGCCGACCACAATCATAGTTAAAGACTGTAGTGCAATTGGCGCTTTGCGTAGGGTTAGATATGTTTTAGTGATGTTTTTAAAAACTGAACAATCTTTTTATCGTCAATATAGTGTGTTCCGTTTAGCATCATCGCATTTTTAGGCACACTAATTTTAATGTTGTCAAAAGCGAGTGGCTTTGCTATAACAGTCGATTTTTGTCCACACAAAAAGCATGTCGGCTCACCAGACCAGACACATAGACATGAATTACACCCGCAGATTTTTTGATCTGCAGGCATGTCTGTGAAAGTTGTTGCGGTCAGGGAAAGTAGCAGATCCCTCATCGTCAGCGTTCGACCGAACGACTGTTTTTAGTCTCAGAGTTCGCCTGTGTCAGGCGCAAATGTCTCTTGTGGAACAGCATGATCATGTTGCTGTTGCTGCGCGGTTGCAAGAGCAGCACGAAGAACAGCATTATCAACTGTCAACTTCTTCACTTGCTCTGCGAGGTCATTGATCACGGCTTCAATATTGATATTTGTCATGGTGTGAATCCTAGCAAGTTCACTCGGCGTGTGTTGAAACTCTAATATGATTAAACAATGCTGTTTGTGCAAGACAATTTCATCGTTGATGAGAAACTTGTTGCCGAAGTAGTTGCAGACGAGATGTTTTTCCCTCCTGCCATGTCAGGCACTAATTCACTCAACGTGGCGGGCGATAATCTGGGAGGGAATCTAAACGAGTTTCACTACGAGCAGGCTGACTGTTTCGCCCCTTACATGTTTTGGGATGGCTGGTGGAGAAGCCCTGCAGATACCCCACGTAAACGTGTCATTGAAAAGATTTGGAAAGATACCGGTCTACTTCCTTTTAAAGAAGAAGAGGTGTGTGGGTTTGAGTACTGGACTCGAACATTCACTCTCGGACAATGGCTAGGTATTCACGTTGACGAAGACACCTTCATGTACAGCGAGACCAGTTATTTCCAAGGTCCAAAGATTGGCTGCGTTTGGTACGGGTTTTCGGAAGCCGATGGTGGCTTTTTAGAGATTCACGAAGAAGGTCTAGATGAAGGTGTTGAGCAACTTGAGCAATCTTCAATTGACCGCCTGACTTCGCCTGCAGATAGGCGAGAGCGAATCAAATACCAACCAAACCGTTTAGTTGTTTTTGATGCTGGACACAAACTCCACGAAACAACACCTGTGACAAGTGGCATCAAACAGGTTATGGTTGTAAACGTATGGCATGTAGATTCAGCACCATGGGCTTTAGCATTCGGCGGGTTTCATTATGAATGATCAACTTCCGCTACTTAGAGTGTACGAAGACTTTCTGACTGGCGAGGAGTTGAGTTATTGGCAGTCTCTAGTAAGGCGCGAAGAGTTTTGGGAACAAACAGATCCTTTTCGACATTCTGAAGACAGCAAAGTTGGATATCAGCTTCCGCACTACGTGATGGATGGTCAATATCTGAATGACTCTGTGCCAGAGTTTTTTGATAAGGAAGAGGAGTTAGTTAAGAAGATTTGTGGACAGGTTGAAGGATTTTTTGGTGAAGACTTCGTTGTTGGTTCACAAATCTATTTTCGAAAGTGGGTTCAGGGGCATGTTCAACACATGCATCTGGATCATGCTTTTAGTGAAGGCAAACTTGATTTCCGCCTGCATGGAGATGAGCCAGAGTCGGCAATGCCGATTGCTTTTCATGACGTGGCAACCGTGTTGTACTACAACGATGACTTTGAGGGTGGAGAGTTAACTTTTCCAAATTGTGATGTATCAATCAAGCCCAAGCCAGGAATGTTGGTGATGTTCCCATGTACCGAGCTGTACGGGCATGGAGTTAAAGAAATTTTGTCCGGCGAGCGTTACATTTCTGCACACTTTTGGACTCGCGCAAAAACCATAGCAATGGATGCTTCTTCACCGATTCTTGGCGATGCGTGGTCTAAGAAAATTAGGTGGCGAGAAAAAGTTGACCGTCACCTCACTAATGACGCTTAAACGTCAACAAGTGTTGTATGCTCAAAATTATGAGTGAGAACGAAACAGAAATCCCTGTTGTTGATTCAGATCAGGTTGGCGCTTTAAGCAAGGCGGTTCATTCGCAGAGTGTGATGATCACAGTTCAAGACGAAGAGAATTTTCTTGTGATGTGGGACGGCTCAGTATTGCGTCTCATGGAACCTGCGGGCGTGGACATGGAAAACGCAATTATTGCGTACAAAGTGTTGGGACACCTTGAAGTCAGCCTTCCATTCCCATTGGATCCAGTCACAATGGAGCGTCAAGCGCAATTCTTGGTCCACGCGTACAAAGGTGATGGACAGCAATCTGAAGAAGATCAGATCACGGAAGAAGAATAGTGTCCGGTGCGCCACAACTATGTGTGGTGCGCGACTTCTTAACGACTGAAGAACTGTCACTTTTTCAAGATTTTTTACAGAACAGGTGTGAATGGTCTCAGCCGGCAGGGGTTGATCTTCGCGAGAGGCATCACTATTCAAGAGACATCTCAGAGTTCAGGGGTTTGCCTGAATTTTACGACATCGTAGAAGCTTATGAGATTATTGCTTCTCGAAAGAAAGAGACCTTAGAGTCTTTCTTCGGAGAGACCCTTGCTCAGCCATCAAACATGGCTTTACGCAAGTGGGTGCAAGATGATTACCAGTCTCCGCATTCTGATGTTGGACATCTTGACGGTCTACTCATTATCACTCCTCCCGCCGTTGAAACTGGTCCGCTGAGTTTGCATCAATATGATGTTGCTGCAGTTTTGTACTTTAATGATGATTTTGATGGCGGAGAAATTTATTTCCCTACTTTTGATATCAAAATAGAACCTGAGCCCGGCATGTTTGTTGGTTTTCCTACCTCGCATCATTACCTGCACGGGGTGTCTACAGTCCGTAACGGAAATCGCTACGTGCAAACATCTTTCTGGCCATATTCAAGGACGTTGATTCATAATCTTTTTCCGAGCATCCCTACTGACTGGTGGAAGAAGTTTTCAAATCCTGAGGAAATTTTGGACTTTGTGCCAAGAGAAATCGTTGAGCAACTTGACCCCAAGTATTTACCTCCGAGGTATTTGTGAGAATTTTAGGTATCAATGACTCAAGTCACGACGCCGCAGTGTCTGTAGTTGATGAGGGCAAAATAGTTTTTGCTGCTCACAGTGAACGCTACAACAAGCAGAAGAACACATTCCAAATTGACCAAGAGTTGATGGATGAGGCTCTGTCTTACGGTAAGCCGGACGTCGTGGCGTACTTTGAACGTAGAAATAAGAAGCGTCTACGTCGATTGGTGTACGGTGGCATCAACGGAGAGTACAAGCACCTGTACAAAAAGAAGTTGTCTAACGACTTCCCTACTGAAATCCAAGTATCTCACCATTACAGCCATGCATGTGCTGGGTACTTCACATCACCATTTGATGATGCCACGATTGTTGTACTAGATGCCATCGGGGAATTTGATACTGCAACGGTGTGGCATGCTGGCGGTGGGGTTATTCGGAAAAAGCAAACGTACAAGATCCCGTTTAGTTTTGGTTTGTTTTATTCAGCGTTCACGCAGTTGTTGGGTTTGCGTCCAGGTTTTGATGAATACATAGTTATGGGTATGGCGGCTTATGGTGATCCGAGTCGCTTTGAGAAAGACGTTGAGCATTATTTTCCGTCTGCTGTCAGTCAGCTCCACAGTTTCCATTTAGGTGTTGAGGGATGGAAACATGAACTTGATGACGAGCAAGACAGATTTGATTTGGCTGCTGCCGTTCAGATGATTTTTGAGCGACGACTAATTGGTTTTATGCATATTGTTCGTCGTGAGAGTAGGTCTCAAAACTTGGTTTATATGGGTGGTTGTGCATTGAACTGTTCTGCTAACACCAAGTTGCTTGGCATGTGGGAGAACGTTTGGATTATGCCAAACCCTGGTGATGCTGGTTCAAGTCTTGGAGCCGCACTCGCTGTTCATAATAAGCATGTTCCTTGGCGTGGACCGTACTTGGGTCATCGCATAGGTGAGGGTTTCCCCATCAATGATGCTTTTGATGCTTTGCGTAAAGATGGGATTGTTGGTGTCGCCGCCGGAAGAGCAGAGTTTGGTCCTCGAGCGTTTGGGAATCGAAGCCTGCTAGCTGATCCAAGAACTTTTGAGATGAAAGATAAAGTTAATGAGGTCAAACTTAGGGAGCGTTTTCGCCCGTTTGCTCCAGTGGTTCTTGAAGAGTATGCGTCGGAATGGTTTGATTTGGATCAACCGGCTCCGTATATGCAGTATGCGGTGAAATGTAAAAAGCCGAGCCTTATACCTGCTGTTGTTCATAGAGATGGTACGTCTCGTGTTCAAACAGTGAATCCATTTCAGCATTTTGAGTTGTATGAACTCCTGCTTAGGTGGCACGAATACTCTGGCGTCCCCGTTTTGTTAAACACGAGTCTTAATGTCAGGGATCAGCCTTTACTTAACGATCTTGCTGATGTTGCTGCTTGGCGTAACGCTAATCCAACCGTGAAACTAGTGACAGGCTGATTATGTCTACTGATGATTATTTCTTTTTGGATCCAAATGACCCTGTTTCATGGGATGAGTATGAGTTTTTTACTCTTCGAGATGAAGCCATTTTTTCTCCACCTCTGCATAGGTTGCGACGTTCTCGTTATTTCGGTTATCCAACTTTTAAGCAGTACCACTTTAAGGATGTTCGTTTAGATGAGGAGTCTGGTGTCCGTTATTCGTGGGGATGCAAGTGGCATGAAGATTTCCCGACAGACAACAATCCAGACAATCGTTTACCTGGTCTGATTTATAAAGTTAACTCTGAAAACATGCATGGTGAAGAGTTTCATCATTCGCCAGACATTTTGGCGTTGGGGTGTTCGGTAAGTTCAGGTATTGGTCTTGCTCACGATTTTTCTTGGCCATACATAATTGGTCACGTTTATGGAAAAACAGTGAACAATCTCAGCACCCCAGGTGAGTCTGCTGCCTTCATGGTTTATGCAGCGATGGATCATATTAGAAAGTTTGGTATCCCTAAATCTATTTACTTCTTGGTTCCTCCTCTGGATAGGTACACCGGTCCTCTTCCTGATCCGGAAGATAAGTCAAAGAAGAATTCTCGAGATTGGGTTAGCGGCAAAATAAGTTATGCCATGGCAAATAACTACTATCTGGATGCTTACGGTAAGCGGTACTCCTACATTTCAATAGATAAACACAAGTCCATAGTTCCACTTGACTTGATCGCAAATTTTAATCTTTCAATGATTGAAATGCTGGCAATGTTTTGTGATTCTGTTGGTTCAGAGTTACGGCTCTCAAGTTGGGATAGGCACACGCACAAAACGCTACGAATCATTGACTACCCAGAAGTTGTTGATTTGCCGTTCTTCTTGTTAAAGCCAAATTCGTTGCGTTCAAACATTGAATACACCAAGTCTGAGCGTCTTATTTCTAATTGGGGGTACCCAACTGAACTGTGTCCAATAGGTCTTCGCAGGGATTGTTGCGATAAAGAGCCATTGAATGAGTGGCAAGATGCTATGTGGGATTATGGCTTGGACATCAAGTGGGATCGTTTCTACCCTCATCCGGGTTTACATATGCAACTTCATCTTGCAGAAATTTTGACTGGAGAACAAATATTGACTAGCGATTATGAAACGCTGAACCCTTGGCATGTCGGACCTAAGTTTGAGCCGAACGACTTAGACGATGTGGCTAGACCGGAGCGAGAACAATGATTTCAGAATTTTTAAGAAGCACTTTCGTGAGTGATCAACGTGATGTTGATGGCGTTGACTACAGCAAAGCTCGTTCAGAGGACTTGTTCTACTTTCCTGACCACGATTGGCAACAGCATTTCAAAGAAGAAAAATGTTATCTAGTTGGTGATCAAAAATTTACCAATGGGGAAGATTGGCACGCGCCGATTGATGGTCTGTCTTACGTTGTTAACTCGGACAATTACCATGGCACTGATTTCGTCCATAATCCAGATCTTCTATGTGCTGGGTGTTCGGTTACGGTTGGATTTGGTTTAAGTTACACGGAGACGTGGCCACATCTCGTGTGTAAGCATCACGACAGTTTTGAAACTGTAAATGTTGTTGGTGCGCCTGGTGCAAGTATTGCGAAGATTGTCTATATGGTTTTTTCTCATATAGAGAGGTTTGGGTGGCCAAAAGAACTGCATGTTTGTTTGCCAGACGTGCATCGAGGGTGGGGTCTGGTTAGTAGGCACAGTGGGGAATTTGAAGAGTCTGCGATAATGTATGACCCTGAAACAGCTAACTTTTTTACTCATGATTCAGGTCGGTGGTCACTTAGGTTGGAGTCACCTGATGGAACCAATCGGAAGCCTCTGCTGGGAATGGTCGTGCGTGAAAACATGATGGCATTAGATATGTTGAGTCTCGCCGCTTGGTCGGTCGGAGTTCCGTTGGTAATTTCAACACATAGCTCTTCAACACATAAGTTGATGTTGCGTGATGGGAATAGATATCCCGGCTATAAATCTTTGGGTGACAAGTCAGTTGATGGAAGGCAAGTACCTATAGGTCATCCGACTGAGTGTTGTCAAAAGACTGCCGAAGAGTACTGTTGCCAAGAGGAAACGTGGACTTACGCGCTTGATCAAAATCACCCCGGCATGCACACTCATGTTCACCTAGCTGAAGCACATTTAGGAAGGCAGATATAGTGAAGATTGTTATTTTGAAGTTGCGATTGAAGCACCTGTGGAAGAAAATAACTAAGAAATATAAGCCTCCGTACATTTACTAGTTGCTTTTTACTGTCAGCCCTACTAGCATGTTGACATGAACAAGTTTACCTATCTAGACGATTTTGAAATTTACGCAAGCGATCCTTGGACGTACGAGTATCAAAGCATGTCCTACATGAATAACGGAAGAGACTACGAAAAAGCTCTACTCGGTTCTGTTTTTGGGCAGGCTGTAGCGGATGCCCTCGGCGCCCCATTTGAGTTCGGTCCCCCGAATCAGTACCAGAATGCATTTGGCGGAAAGCCTGTTCTGGTTGGAAACTGCGAAATGATCGGCGGTGGAGCATTCCGCTGGAGACCCGGCGAATACACTGACGACACCCAGATGGCGCTCATCGGCATTGACACTCTTCTTGATCATTGTTCAGACATGCACAGCATGTACAAAGGGCTGTCTTCGCCGGCAATGGATGAGTATCTCGCTGATCTTTATTCCCGTTATCAAAAGTGGTCACGGACAGCGGCGGATGTTGGCACGACAACTCAAGGATCTCTTTCACATACCGATTGGCGTTCTGGCGCTCGCTCTCACCACGAACGTTACGGCTATAGCGACAGCAACGGTTGCGTTATGCGTCTAGGTCCAATGCTTTCCGCATTCATATCAATCTTTGGGGATGTTGTTTCACTTACCGACATTCTTGACTTTGCTGAAAAACAGACTCAACTCACCCACTGGGACCAGAATGCCGTTGACGCATCGCGCTTGATGGCGTGGATACTTTACGATATTTACTCCTCCATTGAGTCAAACGGTTTTGACGTTGGAAACGAAGCAGAGATGCTGGCATCAATCGTTGATCGCCTTCAGTTGGAATTCAGCAACAGTGAACTTGTAACCGTATTTGGTTTCCGAGATGCAGATGTTGTGCTTAACGGTTCGTCCAATGGAAAAGCAATCACATGCCTAGCGCAAGCCGTGTGGTCAATCCACGAAACAAACACTTTTGAAGATGCCATAGCGAAAGCCATCAACATTGGTGGGGACACTGACACTGTTGGGGCGGTTACTGGTGCGATTGCTGGAGCGTTGTACGGAGTCGACTCAATTCCGGCTCGCTGGATAACTCGCATGAATGGCGAGATTCCGGGTACCAAGTACGGGCACATGGATTATGACGAATTGAACCATTTTGTGCATGACGCAATTTTGGGTGTTGATTCTAACGATTTGACCCGTATGGAAAAGTTTGCTGAACCTCAACGTTTAGATAGTGGAGTTGAGTTGTATGCGGCGAATCTTCCCGGTGTTTTTGCTGCAAAGGATGACACGTTCCATTTGATCTCTCTGTGTCGAACTGGTGGTTTAACTAGAAGGTTTGATAATCGGCGCAATTTCTACATCATTGACACCCCTGGATCAAATCCCCATTTGCGCCAGACCGTTATTGAGGCTATTGACACTATTGATGCATGGCTTGATGCCGGTAAAAAAGTGGTTGTTCATTGTCACGCTGGGCGTAGCCGAACTGGTTTCATTTTGAAGGCGTGGTATATGCGACGTTACGGTGTTTCTCATGTTCAAGCCCACAAGTGGCTTGATGCACGTTGGTCGCTGTACAACCCTGACGGAAATTATGATTTCACTAAATTCCTTGACGACTTTCCATCCGTGCTCTCCTAAAACGCTTTCACCATGTAAAATCGGTTGAGGAATGTTCGTGCCCCAACCGAGGTGGCTAAATGGCTTTAGTGACGCAGACCGACGTAGAGCGGTACATGGATATCAAGTTTTCAAATCGGCAGGCTCACGCTTGCGAATTTGTGCTGGAGGGTCTGCAAAGCGAGATGGAGTCAATCCTGAAGCGCCCAGTTGAGGAAACCTCCTTCTCTGAGGAGTACACGGTTTCCCCATCAAACTTGGGTATCCCTAACTCGTCATTCTTTTATGACTATTCCATGGATAAAACAATGGCTGGCGAGGTGATGTCGTTTTTGCAACCGCCTTACACGCTGTATTTACGTAATTCTCCTGTTGTTTCAATCAGTTCTTTGACTGTCACTGCACCTACCCCCGGTTCTGCTGCTGAGTCTTTGACTGAGGGTCAGGACTACATTGTGCAACGTTACGGTGTTGATATTTACCGTACGTTCGCAAATGACACCATCAATATCACTTATACCGCTGGTCTTGCAGGCGAAAATATCAAGCATTTCAAACTGCTTATTTTGCGTGCAGCTTCTCGCGAGATGCAAAACATGCATGACGATGTCGTTGGTTTAAAGGATTTGGAGACTCGTAATGTTGCTCCAATGACGACTGGTTTTACGGCGGAAGAGATTCAGTCAATCCGTCGTCATAGGCGTGTCAGGATTTCCTGATGGCGGTGAGGCTGGATATTGAGTGTGATGCTAAGAAGGCAATGGCTCGACTAGGAGCAATGTCAACACGGTCAAAGAATTTTACTCCGGTGTTCCGTGAAGCGCGCGGAATGCTGGAAAAGGCAAACGCAGAGAACTTCACTGCAAACGGTTTGCCTTCTGGCGGGTGGGATCCACGTAAGCGTGACTATGCGTGGCCAATTATGCGTCGTAGTGGCAAGTTGTTTTCCAGTTTGTTTAATTTACGTGGGGCGCCGAACACGATCAATCCGATGTCGGCAGAGTTTGGTACTGATGTTGAGTATGCCAAGTTTCATCAATATGGGACTAAGTTCATGCCTGCTCGTAGAGTTGTTTATGATCCACCCGGGTTTTCTCGGGATCTTGCGGAGATGGCTGCTCGTTACGTTTCGCGAGGTAAAACGTAATGACTATGCAGGGAGCGTATAACGCTAAAACTTTCGTGAACGACTATCTGAAGTCGGATTTGCCTTCACGCTTACGCACTTACCGTAACGGGTGGAATTTGGATGACGAGAATCTTCCAGAACCTCTCAAGTATTTGGTGTACGAGCCGATCGCTATTGATTCGTGGCCAACTTTAATTACGGTTGCTATCTCTATGAACGGTTTAGAGAGACAGAATTACACTTCTGTTTTTGACCCTCAGTATGAGGTCAGCTACACAATGCGTACATATGTTTGGGTCAAAGATGATGACTCTGACCAGTGTACGGCTAAGCGTGATCGGTTGTCTACTGTTGTTCGAGCAGCGTTGTTGGACTCTCCATGCTTGGATAAGAAATCGGGTGACAATAATCTTTTTGTGATGATTGATGAGTCATCTTTGCGTGAAGAATATTCTGAACTCACTTTACTTAAGGGCGAACGGGTGATGGCTGGGGCATATCTTTCTTACACTCTTCAGATCAACGAGCAGATCACTGTTGAGAATATTGCTGATTCTGCGGACGAGATTCGGACAGAGGTTAATCCTTTGCTTCCGTTGTTGGGTGACTTGTAATCGCCGTACTTCCCCTACAGCGAGCAAAAATAAGAGACAATAAAGGAGCGGACGATGATAGTTCCTAGAGGTACGAAAGTCGTTCGGTATAATTTCATAAACCACTAGGGACACGAGCGTCACAGCGGAGGAAGACAAATGCCAGGCATTGTCGTAAACACATCGGTTCGCACTGGACCGTCTACAACGAACATCAACCCGACCGCAACTTTTTTCATTGTTGGTCGCACCGAGCGCGGTCCATCAGACGCAGCTAAGTTGGTGACAAGTCTTTCTGACTACGAGTCACGTTACGGCGGCTTCGTTTCAGGTGCTTACACCCACCAGCAGGTTCAAACCTTCTTTGAGGAGGGTGGAGCCCGCTGCTATGTGTCTCGTGTTGTTGGAGCGAGCGCTGTTGCAGCTACTCTTAACCTTGCAGTGACTGGTGGAAACATTGAGTTGACTGCAGTTGGTGCTGGCGATTGGGCTGACGACCAACTTGAAGCAGAAATTCTTGTTCTCGGTAACGGTCATGCAATCAAGTTTTACTTGAGTGACACTTTGGTGTATTCAACCGGGGAGTGTTCAACTCCTGCGATTGCTGTAAATCGGATCAATAACTCTGCTGTTGCTGCCAAGTATGCGACTGCTGTTGTTGGTAGCGGCGTGACTGCTCTTGCCGCGGTGACGGCGGATGCCTTCTCTGGTGGAGATGAAAACAGCACTTCAATTAATTCATCTAGTTACTCGTTTGGAACTGACGAAACAGCGGTTTCTTCAACTTACGAGGTGACATTGGGTCTGACAGCGTTTGGTGCAGAACTTGGACCAGGAGCAGTCGCAATTCCTGGAAAAGGCAACGAGGCAACAACTGATCCTGCGGACGCTGGGGCTTCAACAATCCAGCAGGATCTATTAGATCACGCTTACGCTAATCAGCGTATTGCTCTTCTGTCAATTGCTAACGGTCAAACCTTGACAGCGGCTGAAGCCGCTGGAGATACCGCTTCTGATTACTCACACGCCGAGTATGGTGCGCTTTACTTCCCTTGGGTGAAGATGACAAACGACACCAACGTCGTCCAAGAAATTTCACCCGAAGGATATGTTGCCGCTAAGCGTGCAGTCGCCCAAAACAGTACAGGTCCATGGCGCGCATATGCCGGTTCCGATACTGCTGCTGGCTTCGTGAGCGGTGTCAGAACAGCAATCAGTAAAGCACAGAGCGACTCGCTTGACGAGCACCGTGTTAACGGTATCCGCATCATTGCTGGCTCTGCTCGAATCTACGGTGCGCGGTCGCTGTCAACAGATGAGGACAACTACCGTTTCATCACTTCTCGCGAGATGTTGAACTACGTTGTTGACCGTGCAGAAACAGCACTTGAAGATCTGGTCTTCTCGCCAATTGACGGTCGCAACAGCCTGTTCTCAAAGGTTCAGGCACGTCTCGTTGCAATCCTCGAGCCGATCCGCGTCGCTGGCGGATTGTTCGAATCGTTCGACAACACTGGAAACCGCATTGACTACGGATATTCCGTCCAGGTCGATGAGGCAATCAACCCGCTCTCACAGCTGGCTGGTGGTCTCGTCAAAGCCAAGGTCGGCATTCGAGTATCAAGTGTGGCTGACCAGATTGAGGTCGATGTCACCAAGTCCAACCTAACAG